CGGTGATAACTCTAAAGGTTAGGCCGTTTTGTTTAGCCCATTTGGTGGCAGCGTCCCACTTGGCATAGTTCACTGCAATCACAGCACGCTCACGTGGATTTTGTCCTTCGCTCATCATGCTTTGACCTGAGGGTTTGATTTCAATCAACTCCGCTTTAACTGTGTTGTCCCGGGTGCGATAAGTGATTAGAAAATCTGGAACATAGTTGGTCATCTTGCCTGTGAGTGGATGACGGTACGGGATGCGAACACTTTCAGAGGCCCATTGCAGGATATTATCGTTTTCATCGCAAAAGCGCATGAATGAATGTTCCCAGCCCGAGCGGTAACGTGGGTTACCATTGCCTACGTATTTTTTTCCATTGATAACTTGATAGACGCCTTGTGCCCACTTGCTCATTGTAATACTGATCTGGCAGCATAATAGTTAGGAATGCTCTGAGCATTAACACCCAATAGCGTGGCTCTGCTGCGAATGTTGTTCAAATAGTATGCCATGCTGACAGTAAGGTCCAGTCCTGATTGTCCTTTGAAACTGTCTAGCAAAGTCAGTACAGGAATTTTAGTAATACTTGCCACCTGAAACAATGCCGCAGTCATGTTGGCTGCAATTTGTTTGGTGTCTGTGGTACTGCGGAAGAAACTATAAACAATATCATATTCCGCTGCAGGAACATTGGCATCGTATTTGTAAAACTGATCAAAAACTCTAACTGTGAGATCTACATTGGGGTTGACTGCGTTTACTGTACCTGCCATATCAAACTCCTCCGCCTGCTGGTTGTCCTACGTTTATTTGAGTCAATGTACGCTGAGTGCTTTGAGTTGGGAAAACCCAACCATCGGCTTTGTTGGCCACCGCACGCACACTGTTTGGGTTAATGCCTTGTTGAATAACTTCTTTGCCCAGAGAAGTTGCTTCTGCCTGTACAACGCTGCGGAAGTCTTTGCCTTTCCAAGTATTGTAGGCTGCACCGGCTTTTTGTGCTGCGCCGATAAGACCCATGACACTGCCACTTTGTAAATCTTGCAAAATGCCTGCTCCTGTGTTGAGCAATCCGCCCTGGCCAAATATGGTTGATGTGCTGCCTGGACGAGAAATAGCACTGGGGATATTGTCGTAATGTGCTGCATCTGGCCAGTTAACATATTGATCTGGTTTGCCAAGGGCACCAGAATAGTATTTTACAGTCTCATAGGCTATGCTCATTGAATGTTGCATGACCCCAGCGCCTTGACTATAGTCATAGGTATCATGACTCCAGTTGGTGATAATTGGATTGATCAAAATATATCTAGCATACTTGTGCTGATCGAACCCGTAAATTTGTATATCTCTGAAAAACGGCGGCTTGCCTGATGGTGTACTGGTACCATCATTGAAGTTCTCACCAATGAAGCCCCAGTCGTTGACATTGCCCACACGATTTTGTTGATAGATATCGCGGTCGTTGTAGCCAAATCCAGTTTGTCTTGTTTGTACCTGACCAGCAGATCCATTGGTGTTGCTTACTCTGGGATCATACTTTTGTGCAGGATCTTTGTAGTAGTATGAATAGTATTGATACCAAAATTCTCTGATGTTGTCACCGCCGTCGTCATGAAAAGTAATATTCACCGGTTCGTAGTTTATTTTAGTTTGTACTACTCGCTTGCGGTTGTATTGATTCAGCGTTTCTGAATCTATTCTGTACTTTGGAAGATCAATGGTTTTGACTGCCAGGCTCAGATTGTAAATTTCAGTTGGTTGAAAAATTTTACTGTTTCTAATAGCAGGAATGTCTGTGTTCAGCGTGAACTGAACATGGAATAAAAACTTAAATCTTGGTTTGAGTTCGTAGGCATTGGTGCGGAAAACTTTACTTGCGTGAGTGTAATCACGCAAGTTGTTGACCGCTGTAAACCCTTGTAAAAAGTCTTGTCCAAAACTTGACACGACTTAGACCTTAAATGCCTTGACCAGCACCTGTTACAACATCGCCAAGTGTGCGGCCAACTACTGCTCCGATACCGCCGCCACCTTGGTTGCCTTGGTTGGCGTTGTCGTATTCCAGAGTGATGGTGATCATTGCGGCTTCGTTTGTGCCATAGTTCATTGGACCATAGTCAACAGCAGAGATGTAGCAACCATACAGTTCCCATGATTCAAGCACCACAGGTTCGTTGGCACCGTTGCCACCGTCTAGGATTTCTAGTCTTGTAGTAAACTTGTAATCGATACCAGAAGCAGCAGAACTCATTTCCAAGAAGTCCATTTGTTTCTGTACTTGTTCACCAATCAACTTGCTGACATTGCCGTTGGCGTCATCGCGGATTTCACATTGAACAGCAGCCCAACTATGACGTCCAGCCAGTTTCAATGTGCTGTTGTAGATAGGCAGAGGAATTTGTTCGAATGTCAAATTTGGACGAGCAAAACTTACAACCTGTTTGGTAAGTTCTGTTGTTGGCTTAGAGACACCTATGTTTTCAAAGTTAACTCTGAAACGATATCTTAGTTTTGGCATTAGCACGCCTTGAGTGCTTGCACTCTGGTCGCTGGCCAATGGTACTGTCATTCTCTGTAGTGATGAAACTGGCATTTTTTAATCTCTCCTGTTACTATTATTTACCTTGTGTGATACTGGAAAAATAGGGCCCTAAGGCCCTGTCTTTATGCCCCAGCAGCAATCTCTCCTGTGTTCTTGATACGCAGAGGAATGTAGATAAATTCAACTGCCTTGACAGGTTCGATAGCAATGTCCACCCAGAGTTCATTTCTATCAATTCTAGCAGGTGTGTTGTTGGTCAAGTCACAAACTACTAGATAGTCATAGATAGCACGTTTTGCAATCAAGTCAATCATTAAACTGTTGCAAGTGTTGGTAATTTCGTTGCGTGTGATCTGATCATTTGGTTCAAACAGATACAACTTACCAATTTCGTTCAATCGTCCACGCAGGAATGCAACCAAACGTGCAACGTTGATACGATCCAATGCTGTGGTCACCGCACGGCTGGTCTTGTTACCAAAGTTAGTAATACCGATACCAGGAATAAACGTAATTGGGTTAACGTTGTTGGTATACAGTATATCACGCAGTGCTTGGTTAACTGTCAGCGGCTGGAATTCACCAGTGGTTGCATCAATGTAACCAATTTGGATAGCATTATCAACAACACCGCGGCGTGTACCAGCCGGTGCTAACCATGGATAACTTACTTCGTCACTGCGAATAATTGTACGCATCATCATGTGACTTGGAGGTTGAACAACTGTGTTTCCTCCAAGATCTGTAGTGGTACAACTTGGGTAGAATGTAGCACAGTAGTTACTGGTTGCAACCTGGCCGTCTTCTGTTGACAATCCAAGACCATTGTTGTTTGTGGCCCAAGAAATCAAGTCGTTGCCATTGCTGGCAAGTCGCATTGGTGTGTCGCCCACAACAAACAATGTGTTGTTGCGCTCATTGCTGAGTGCAATCATGTTGGGGATCATTTCTGGATAGCCAGGAGTAGCAATCAGTGTAAACTGTGCAGAATCTTCTCTTGCTCCAATGCTGGTGTCTAGACCTGATTTCATCGCCTTGAGGATCATTTCGCGCTGGGCCAAACGGCCTGCATACATAGAGCCATTGGCTTTGTTGCCACTGGCAGTCAACCAGGTATTGGTATTGATTTGATTCCAATAGGTCAAGTTGCCAGGTGCATTTCCTGTAGTGGTTGCAATACAAACATAGATGATGCCGTCATAGACAACAAAGTCATTGTAGTTGTAAGTTGTTGTGTTTGAATACTGATCGACTGCAAACACAGTTGAATCTGTATTAAAATAGTCAACTTGGAAGGATTTTACATTGTAGCCACTGCGACGAGTGTTCCACAACAACATGCCTTGCGGATACAGATCTGGATCTGGAGCGTCCAAATCTAAATAATTACTGGTCAACATGTCAACTATACTTGGGAATGGGTCTGCCACAGGATCAGTTGTGCCATTCGGAGCCCAACGTGCATCAGCGAACAGTATACCATTCTGGGTTACTTGATCTGTGGTATCTACTGCTACCCATTGCTTGGCACCGCTTACCAAAGTCCAGCGATAAAGTTTAGGATAATTCTCTAAGTCGCTGGAGTCAATCCACAAATCTCCCAGCGCCAATTGCGTTACTCCGTCACTTTGCAATGTTGGTGCAGTTGCGGCAATAATAGGACCGGTTGCATTGGTGTTGCTTAAATTGTAACCTCGCACATCGTTGGTACAGTTTTGATAGCCAACCCATGCTCCATTGTTTTGAATCATGATGTCAACTTCGTCAACTGCGCTGTAATACCATAGACGTCCTTCTGGTGGATCTTGATCTGGTGCAGTGTCACTTGGAATGTAGACAAACTCTGGATTGGTAACAAAGGTGCTCAAAATCAATGTTTCATTGTCAAGAGGGCTGTATCGGCAAAGAGGAGTGTCTGAATCAAATCCTGCGTCTACCACAGCAGTGCCGCCACCTTGGTCCAACAAGAAGATTGCTCCGCCTTGTTCATGTGTAAACACAATGTTACCTGCGGTACTGACTGTACAAGAAACGTTTGGAACTCCGGCTGCCAACACAGATGTTACAAAGGCTGTAGCATTGGTGCCGACCACTGTAACCAAAGCAGAGTTCAAAGTTGTAGAGCCTGCTTCAGTTGCTTGTAAGGTAAATGTATTTCCACTTGTGAAAGTAGGATTAGTAGTGGTACCAGTGACAATGGTTTTCCCCAAGGCAATTTTCTCTAAGATTTCAAAAGAAAATGATGTTTGAGGGGTAGTAGCCCACAAGTTGGCAGTCCATTGAACAAAAGTTGTGCCAGCAGCAATGTTTTGGCCGCCACCGGTTGGATCCAATCCGTACAATGCAGTAACAGTTCCGCTGTAGGCAGGCGTATTTTGTGCTACCCATGTATCAAGTATTGCACTATACTTTTTAAGTTTTAGATTTAAACCATTGTTTACAGGACTGGTATTATTCCAAACAGAACCTGTTGGTCTTGGTTGTGGTTGTGTACTGGCCCAGCGTGGTGCCTGATAACTATAACCTATGTTATAAACTGGTGGATAATATGATCCGGCATCCAAACCTAAATCTACCAGTACTGTACCGGTACCTGCTGCAATAACAACTGGTGTAGCAGGGTTTCCACTGAAGTAGATGGCAAGTCTACCACTTACTACTTCAGCAGTTACTCCTTGTCCAGACAAAGTAACGTTGTTATTAATTTCATATGCAACACCAGTTACAGAGTTGTCAGGGAGTGCAGGCACTGTAATTGTTTCACCGTTGATATCAAAATCATCACCCTCAGTAAGGAATGTTGGAGCAGCAGTGCCTTCAACAGTTGAGTGAACAATTTGCCAATCGGAACTTCCCAAAATCACCCATTCGTTTGCATTGTTTTTGTACCAGCAAACATTGTGAGTATCGCCTTGTGATCCTGCAGCAATCGAAACAACTGCATAACTACCAATGGTGCCATAAGATTGTACTGGTGTAAAATCTCCCACACTAGCATCTTCAACATCTGCTTCATCTGTAATCACTGCCGGGGTAATAACACTAAACGATTGAGTTTCGGCATTCCACTCTTGAATGCCCCAAACAGATGTACTGGTGTCTAACCAAAAAGTGCCGTCGGGCGCATTTCCTGTAGGACGAGTCAAACTAGCAGTTAAGTCAGTTAGGTTGATATCCACACGTTGAACATAAGCAAGGCTACTTGCGCCTAATGAACTGTAAGCAGCCAACAATCCATATTCGTTGAGTTCGTAGCCGTTGATTGGTGTACCGGTTGTTGTATTATAGAAGAACGGCACGCCAAATGTGGCAGTTAAATCACGCTGGCTGGTGATTAAATAAGTTTTGTTTGCATTTGCTTGCAGTGTGCCAGCCGCTACTCCCACGCCAGAACCACTTACTTTGTTCTGTGCTGTAGCAATAACAAAGTATGGTACTGTGTTAACTGCTGATGGAATATATTGACTTTCGTCAATGACTGTTACTTGTACGCCGGGTGATACTAGAGCCATGGTGAGATCCTTTTCAAGTTCTAATATTTATTGTTAGAACCTAAAAACACCTTGTTTGA